TTCCGCTCCCGCCGGGGGGAGCCAAGGTTAGTGAAAGTCTGAAATTCAAATAGGGGGGGGGGTCAAAGTTGGCCTCCCTTTAGGTACCCCAATGGACCATGCATACCCGAAAGTTATTGAGGGTGGCCTGGGCTCAGCCGAGGAATCCACCAGCCAGACCATCGCCGCCGAGGCTCCGACCCCGCCGGTCAAACTCAACGCCAAGGAAAAGAAGCTCTGGGAGCACGTCACCTCGGCGCTCGAGGAGTACGGGCTGATCCATCGCACCGACGGTCTACTGATGACCGTCATATGCAAGACGTTCTGCAACTGGGTCGCGCAGGAGGAGTTCCTCGAAAAGCTCAAGCGCGAGAACAACGGCAGCTACTACGTCAAGACGCCCAACGGCTACGAGCAGCCGCACCAGGCCTACTACGTCGCCCGCGACTACAAGCGCGAGCTGCTCAAGTGGTTGCCCGAAGCGGCGCTGACCATCCCCAGCTTCCAGAAGCTCAAGGCCGATCAGACGACGCCGCAGGGCGATCTGTTCGGCGATGACCCTATCGAGCAGTTCCGCCAGCGCAAGGCGCGGATGGGGCTGCGCGCCATTCCGGGCGGCAAGACTGATGGTGGAGAAGACTGAACGCACCTTTGACTGGGACCTCTACGGCCGCCAGGTCATGGCTGGCGAAATCCCCGTCTGCAAGTGGACGCGTCTGGCGGTCGAGCGCCACTACCGGGACCTGCAGGATGGCCACAAACGCGGCCTATGGTTCAGCGAGGATCACGCCCAGCACGCGCTAGAGTTCTTCCTGTTCCTTCGCCACTCGAAAGGCGAGTGGGCTGGCCATCAGTTCGTGCCTTCACTCTGGCAGCAGTTCTGGGTCGCGCTCGCCTTTGGCTGGATGCGCGCCGACGGCACTCGCCGCTTCCGCCGCGTGTGGGAGGAAGTGCCCCGCAAGAACGGCAAGAGCACCAAGCTCTCCGGAGTAGGCCTCTACCTGTTCTTCGCTGATGGCGAGGGCGGCGCCGAGGTCTACACCGCAGCCACCAAGATGGATCAGGCCAAGATCACGCACGACGAAGCGGTGCGCATGGTCGGCAGCAGCCCGGGCCTACGCCGCAAGATTGCGGATCGTCGCGGCGAGCTGTTCATTCGCGGCAAGGCAGACACCTTCAAGCCGCTGGGTCGCGACAGCAAGTCGCTGGACGGCCTCAACCCGCACGGCGCGATCCTCGACGAAGTTCACGCCCACCCGGACGCGGGCATCATCGACGTGATCCGCTCCGGTACCGGTGCGCGGCGCCAATGGCTCATGTGGATGATCACCACGGCCGGCGTGAACCTGCGCGGGCCAGGCTTCGAACTCCACGGCTACGCCGAGAAGGTGCTCGAGGGTGTTTTCGATGACGACGAATTCCTCGCCATCATCTACACCGTCGACGATCCGGATAAGTGGCAAGAGCCGAACGAGTGGATCAAGGCCAACCCCAACCTCGGCGTTTCGGTCTACGAACAAGGCCTGCGGGACGCCTGCAACAGCGCCATTCGTCTCCCGTCCGAACAGCCCGAGTTCAAGACCAAGCGCCTGAACATCTGGCTCAGCGGCGGCGCCAAGTGGCTCCCTCTGGCGGACTGGCGCCGCTGTGAGCGCAAGGGGCTGCGCCTTGAGGATTTCCGCGGCAAACGTTGCTGGATCGGGCTCGACCTCGCCGAGCGCCGAGACATCGCCGCGCTGTGCCTGGTGTTTCGCGAGGAGGGCAAGTGCTTCGCCTTCTGGCGCTTCTACCAGAACGAGCACCAGGCCAACCTCCCGGAGAACAAGCACTACCTCAAGTGGGCGGCGTCTGGGTACCTGCACATCACGCCCGGTAACGCGACGGACTTCGACGTGATCGGCGATGCCATCGCCGGCCAGCGCGACCCCAACGACCCCAACAAGGTGATCAAGCCAGGCTTCCTGCAGGAGTTCGCGGTGGAGGAGGTCGACTACGACCCCAAGTTCGCCCCGTACTTCGCCAAGAAGCTGATGGAGAAGGGCGCGCCCATGGTCGAGATCGGCCAGAACCCGACCACCTTCACCGCGCCGATCATCGAAACGGAGAACCTGGTGCTGACCGGCGACCTGGTGCACGAAGAAAACCCAGTCATGGACTGGATGATCTCGAACGCCAAGAAGCTCACCTCCAAGTTCAACGGCCTGAGCCAGATCGCCAAGGATCGCGAGAGCGAAAAAATCGATGGCGTCCTGGCGTTGCTCATGGCCGTAGCCCGTGCGACCGCCTCTGAATTCGAAGAGCCGCCGGGCGATCCGGATGGCTTCTATTCCAACCCGATCATGGTAGGGGTCTGATGGCCAACGAAAAGAAACCAGGCCGCGTGAAGAGTGCCCTGCTCAATTGGCTGGGCGTTCCGATCGGCCTCACCAGCGGCACGTTCTGGGAGGAATGGTTCGGCCAGTCCACGAGCGGTAAGAGCGTCACCGTGGACGCCGCGCTGCAACTGTCCACCGTCTGGGCATGCGTTCGATTGCTCAGCGAAACAGTGTCCACCTTGCCGCTCAAGCTCTACCGTCGGCAGCCGGATGGCTCCCGCACGGTCGCCACCGACCACCCGCTCTACCGGGTGCTGTGCATCAGCCCTAACGCCGAAATGACGCCCGGACGCTTCATGCTGATGATCGTCGCCAGCCTCGCCTTGCGCGGCAACGCGTTCGTTGAGAAGAAGCTGATCGGCAGTCGCATAGTCGCGCTGGTCCCGCTGCTGCCGCAGCACATGCGCGTCAAGCGGCAACCAAACGGCCGGCTGGAGTACATCTACAACGAGAACGGAACAGAGCGGCCGATTCCCGAGAAGAACCTGATGCATATCCGTGGCTTCGGCCTGGATGGGGTCTGCGGGATCATGCCGGTGAAGGCGGGGCGGGAGGTGCTGGGCGCTGCCATGTCAGCGGACGAAGCCGCCGCTCGCGTGTTCGCACAAGGTCTGCAGGCTTCTGGCGTGCTCACCAACGAAAGCGGTGCGCTCAAGCCAGAGCAGCGCGAGCAGCTCCGGCAAAGCCTCGCCGCCTTCGCGGGATCGAAGAACGCCGGCAAGCTGATGGTGCTCGAGGCAGGGCTGAAGTACCAGGGCATCACCATGAACCCCGAAGCCGCGCAGATGCTGGAAACGCGCGCCTTCCAGATCGAGGAAATCTGCCGCTGGTTCCGCGTACCGCCGTTCATGGTTGGCCATACGGACAAGCAGAGCAGTTGGGCAAGCAGCGTCGAGGGCCAGAACCTTCAGTTCCTCACCAACACGCTGCGTCCGCTACTCGACAACATCGAGCAGGAAATCATCCGTTGCCTCATCGGAGAGGCCGAGGCTGAGACCGTCTATGCGGAGTTCTCCGTCGAAGGCCTTCTACGTGCGGATCTGGCTGCACGGCGCGAGTGGTATGCCAGCGCCCTGCAAAATGGCTGGATGAACCGCAACACCGTTGCGCGCCTGGAAAACCAACCGCTGATCCCAGGCGGGGATGTCTACACCGTGCAATCGAACCTCATGCCTCTTGACCAGCTCGGGCAGCAACGCACCGACAGCGAGCAGGCACGGGCTGCATTGCAAAACTGGCTCAACACCGCACCCGCCTCGAACCCGCCTGCCGGCCAAGCTGGAGACTGACCCCATGACCATCCGAAACCTTCCGGTTGCTCCGGAGGCGCGCCCGTGCGCTGGCGTCTCGTTCGACCTGCGCCCACAAGCGCTGGAGCGCTGGAACCCGAGCATCCTGGCGGCCGCGGACGATGAAGAAAACACGATCTCCGTGCTTGACCCCATCGGCTACGACTACTGGACCGGCGAGGGCGTAACTGCCAAGCGCATCACCGGCATTCTCAAAGGAATGGCGGGCGCTGACGTCACCGTGAACATCAATTCACCCGGTGGCGACATGTTCGAAGGGTTGGCCATTTACAACGTACTGCGCGAGTACAAGGGCCACGTCACCGTTCGGGTGCTTGGCATGGCTGCGTCGGCCGCATCAATCATCGCCATGGCTGGAGACACCGTTCAGGTGGCCCGCAGCGGTTTCCTGATGATCCACAACTGCTGGGCTGGAGCCGTGGGAAATCGCCACGACTTCCGCGACTTCGCCGACACGCTCGAGCCGTTCGACGAAGCGATGGCAGATATCTACGCCACCCGCACCGGTGATGACATTGCCGCCATGCAAAAGCTCATGGATGGCGAAACCTGGATCAACGGCAGCGCCGCCGTAGAGCAGGGCTTTGCTGACTCGCTGCTGCCTTCCGACTCCGTGAAGGAATCCACCAAGGCGCGCAGCGGCAGCCAGTTCGCCGCGCACAAGCTCGACGTGATTCTCGCCAAGCAGGGCATGCCGCGCAGTGAGCGCCGGTCGCTGCTGCAACAACTCAAGGCCGGTACGCCCAGCGCTGCCAGCCACGGTACGCGTGACGCTGCCGACACCCCGGCCGACCTGGCCGAACCCATCGCCGACTTGCAGCGCGCCCTGGCGCGTTTCACGGCAGCCGCTACCCAGTAAACGGAGAAAACCATGACTGATTCCTCTACTGCTGAACTCCTGAAAAAAGTCAGCGCCGAGCTGGAGCGTGCCTCCAGCGATTTCAGCAAGAAAGCCGAGTCGGCTCTCGATGAAGCCAAGAAGGCTGGCAACCTGTCTGCCGAAACCAAGGCGACGGTTGACGAGCTGGCGCTCAAGTTCAACTCGCTGACCGATGCCGAGAAACAACTCAAGGCCCAGCTCGGCGAGCTGGAACAGGAGTTCGCACGCATTCCTGCGCAGGCCTCGGCGTCGCAGCGGACCACCGTAGGCGCCGAAGTCATCAAGAGCGAGGCGCTCAAGGAATTCGCCAAGAGCGTCCAGGGCAACCGCCGCATCAGCGTGCCGGTGAACGCCGCGCTGCTCAGCGTCGACGTGGCCGAAGGCGTGGTCGAGCCGCAGCGCCTGCCGGGCATCGACATCATGCCAAAGCAGCGCCTGTTCATACGCGACCTCATCGCGACCGGGCGCACCACCTCGCCTGCGATCTTCTGGGTGCAGCAGACCGGCTTCACCAATGCCGCTGCCGTGGTGGCGGAGAACACTGCCAAGCCGTACAGCAACATCAGCTTCGACACCAAGATCACGCCGGTTACGACCATCGCGCACATGTTCAAGGCGTCCAAGCAGATCCTCGACGACTTCGCGCAGCTCCAGTCCACCGTAGATGCGGAAATGCGCTACGGCCTGAAGTACGTCGAAGAACAAGAGATTCTGTTCGGTGACGGTACCGGTGCACACCTGGACGGCATCGTGCCGCAGGCCAGCGCGTTCTCCGCTGCGTTCGCACCGGCCGACATGACCCAGATCGATGAGCTGCGCTTGGCGATGCTGCAGGCTCAGCTGGCGCGCCTGCCGGCCAGCGGGCATGTGCTGCACTTCACCGACTGGGCGAAGATCGAGCTGACCAAGGACAGCCTGGGCCGTTACATCATCGGCAACCCGTTGGGCGTGGTTGGCCCGACGCTGTGGGGCCTGCCGGTGGTATCGACCGAAATCGCCGCCTTCCAGGGCAAGTTCCTCACCGGCGCTTTCCAGACCGGCGCGCAGATCTTCGATCGCGAGGACGCCAACGTGGTGATCTCCACCGAGAACGCCGACGACTTCGAGAAGAACATGATCTCGATCCGCTGCGAGGAGCGCCTCGCGCTCGCCGTCAAGCGGCCAGAGGCGTTCATCTTCGGCACCTTCACCGTTCCGGCCCCGTAAGGCTGGGCGAACCGTCTACTGATGGCTGTCGTCGAAAGGCGGCAGCCATGGAGAACGCCCCATGAAGCTCAAAGCACTCAAACCGCTGTATATCGGCGGTGCTGTCGTGGACCCCGGTAAAACCTTCGATACCACCGACGTGCACGGCAAGCAGTTGGTCAAGAAGGACTATGCCGAGGTCATCGATGCGAAGGCCGACAAGGCTGCTGCTGACAAGGCTGCCGCTGACCAAGCCGCTGCTGAGAAGGCCGCTGCCGACAAGGCTGCCGCTGACCAAGCCGCTGCTGAGAAGGCTGCCGCTGACAAGGCCGCTGCTGACCAAGCCGCTGCTGAGAAGGCTGCCGCTGACAAGGCCGCTGCTGACCAAGCC